GTACCACTATCGTTGTTATTCTTATGCTTCAGTAAGAATATTGTCAACGCGGAAGATACGATAGTACTGGTTTGTCTTGGCTGTAGCCAAACCATCACGATTTGACATGTTGCCAACGTCTGCGTATGGATTTGATACCATGCCGTAACGAGTCTTGAAGCCAATCTTCGGTTGGAAGGTGTCTTCAGCAACTGCACGGAACATTTGCAGAGGAACATAAGGACAATAGAATACACCAGCGTCATAAGGATTCGTACCCTTATAACCAACTGTTACATAGTCAGCAACAGCATACGGATCGATGTATACTTTCATACGACCGTTCAATACACCAGCAAAAGTGTTACCAGTGTCATCTACTTGGAGAGAAGAGCTCAGAGCAGGAGTGTAATCAAGCATGCCTGCTGCAGACAATGCAGTTGCAACGTCTGAAGAACAGATCATGATGTTACCCTTACCGCGACGAGTCGTCTTGGCAATAACGTTTGCTTCACGCTCGAGGTGAACCATCAAGCCCTTGTACTTCTCAACTGACCAACGGCCATCAGCGTCAGAAGCGAGGTTAAAGATACCTTTAACACCGATTTCAGTTTGCTGTGCACCGAGGATAGCTTGTGAGTTGATAGTACGGACTACTTCACGGTTGATCTCAGCCAAGATTTCTGTAGACAGAATGTTAGCCAATTCAGTCTCAGCGTCAAGACCATGAATAGCTTTCAAGTCTTGTGCGAGTTCAATTGTGTATTCTGCTTTCAGAGCTCGTGACTTAGCAGTTACTGTTGCCTTCTCAATGGTGAAACCCATTTCAGGAATTGAGCTGCCGCCCAAACCAAGGTTTTCAGCATTCTGAGTTGACATACCGCCACCCCAGGTAGGACCGGTAACAGAGTCAGCAATCGTACCAGATGAGTTACCATCAGCAAGACCAGCCAAGCCTGAAGGATTATTGCTTTGTGTAGCAGTTGAGTCACCAGAATATACAGTGTCAGCTTCTGAGAAGAGAGCTTCTGCATTGTCGTCTGAATAACGTGCACGCATGGCGAAGATGAGGCCAGTAGGACCAGTCATCGGCTGAACGCCACAAACGTCATAAGCCATAAGGTTAGGCATAGCACGACGTACGAGTGCAATAAGAACGGGGTTCCAGTTTGCTACTGAATTGCCACCTACTGAAGTACCATACTCCATAAGTGATTGCTGCTCACCCATTTGCTCTGTGAGAGCGATTTCTTGGTTTTCCAAGATTTGAGCAGTTACAGCGCGCTTGTGCGCGTCTGAGATTTTACCAGCGGACTCTTCATTAAGTACAGGAGCCCACTTTTCTACCAATTGATCATAAGTGCTCATTGATTACTCCTTAGTTGTTTTCTTAATAGCTCGAAGATACATATCCATAGCTGAAGATACTTCGGCAGGAGTTTCATCCCACTCGTCGCTTACTTCTTCTACTTCTTCAGAGATCTCTTTCTTGAAGTATGCTTCTTTAACAGTCTTAACCTTAGAGGTGAAAGACTCTTCATCTTCAAAGTCCAAAGACTCTACAAGTGAACGTAACTTCTCTACTTGTGTTTCTGCAAGATCGCGAGCAGCTTCACGGATAACCGTTTCACGCTTGTAACCTTCCAATTCTTCTGTCATAGCAATGACGTGCCCAGTTGTAGCATTGAGCTTTTCTTCAAGCTCTTCTACTTCTGTAGCAAGTTCGTCAACTAGGTCTACCTTTGACTCAGGAACTTCGATATAAGACTCAACGAACAAGTTCTTCAACTGGTTCATGAAGCCTTCAGCAATCTCAGTGCGAATTCCTTGCTCAACAGCAAGTTCATTTTCCTTCATCCAAGTCTCAACCACATAGTTGAGGTAGTTATCAACCTTCTCTACGAGATCGCTACGTGAAGTGTCGAGTTCTTCGTCGAGTTTGGTTTGATATTCTTCTTCCAAGCGTGAAACTTCTTCACTAATCTTGGAACGAATCGCAGCGTCAAAAATGATAGCAGTCTTAGCTTTGAACTCTTCAGAAAGTGTAGCTTCTGATTCAACGAGTGAATTGAGTTCACTAGTGAAGTCGTAAGAGGCTTCTTCAATAGCTTCTTCGTCTACTTCTACTTCTTCTCCAACCATCTTACCATACATTGCAT